GCCAAAATTGAAACTGATTGAGTAGGGCCACATTAATTGGAATTGTTGCTCCAGTTGCAGTCGTTTGATCTAACAATAATGAATTCATAGGAATCGTGATCTTTTGGGTTCCTGTAGCGTCACTAGATGCCCAGGAGAAGTTTCCGATATACCCTCTCTTATTCAAGAGGTGTTCAATCTTCGTCTCATCTGGATCCGTAACGCTCAGTTGCTCCGTGTTTAACATGGCTTGATGGAACTGCATGGAAACCGTTGGCTCCACTCCGTTCGACTTGCTCATAGAAGAAAACGCTCCGTGGAGCGGAACAGATCCACCACTCATAGGTGGATTATCCAAAGGCAAATGCCCCCCCATGCTTCCAGACGCACTAACAGAATTCGTTGTACTACTGGTGGTCTGAGTTGGAATATCTCCGACGCAGTGATCATATGAATAAGAATTATTAACACTAGTAGTATTACCTTCTGAAACAAACTCACTTTCCTCCAACGATGATGAAATGGGGCGCGGCAATGTAAATTTAGCAAAGAATCTAGAAAATACAGTAATGTTAGCCGTTGAAGCTCCATTACTCACTAACGGGCTCTGAACTGCCACAACAACGTTTCCCAAGCTTTCCGTTGCAGATGCAAAAGTGTTCATAGCTGACCGAGGAAACCTAAAAGGGATGCGAATAGACCGCGTCGTGTTATCGTTAGGAGTTAAGAAGATGTGGTTCAGTGTAGTTCGATTTTCATATCTAACGTTATCGTTAGAGAGAGTTTTAAAAAACACTATAACAGCGCCTGCCTGCATAGGTGTACCATTAATTTGAAACACCAACTCTACATCCGTCACGAAATAGGTATAATTGGAGAAGGGCATATTCTGAATATTGTTCTGATTGCCCAGCGCCAATACATCCCATGGAACTTTCTTCTCCCAAAGAACAGTCCCAGCTCCAGCAGTAGAGGCCCAATTGATAGTGTCCCTCTTCATCAAACTAGTGAGGCCATAATCAAGATGCATTTCTTCTTCATTAATGGCATGCGATGCAAGTCCAACTTGATCCCCACCATAAAATAATGATGTGGGTACTAAGTTGTCAGTAGCAATAGTAGTCAACCCTGGTACGGATTTCTCTCCTCCCTCAAGAGGGTTGACAGCGCCTTCAGAGACAAAAATCTTCTCTTTGCACACGTTTCTACAACTTTGTGCTTTAGAAATCTCTTTATAGCTAGGGCACGAAATCCACTGCCTACCAGCTTTCTTGTAAGCTAACTTAAGCTGATCAACGAAATACAGGAAAAATTCCTCGTC